GCTCACGGGGTCGCGCTGGATGGCGTCGAAGGTACCCGGGTCCATCTGGTGCGGGAGCGGGATGCGGTAGCCCTTGACCTGCCCGGCGTACTGATCCAGCGCGCTGTCGGGGATGACCGTCCCGGTCTGAGCGTAGTAGTCGTGCCCCATCCCGGCGATCTGCTGGGCCTGCTGTTGCGTCAGGTTCGGCACCGCCGCCTGGATCAGGGCGAGCACCTGCGGGTCCGTCGCGCCGGGCGCGACGCCCCGCTGCCGGGCGAGCGTCCCGTAGTCCTGGCGGATGCGGGCGCCGACGCCGGGGAGCGCGGCGAAGTCCTCGGCCGACCCCATCGGCGCGCGGTGCTTGTTCAGGAGGGCGTCCAGTTCGGGGTCGCTCATCGTGAAGCCGTGGGTCTTGAAGTAGTCGGCCGCCTCGGTCGCGGCCTGTTGCGCCGCCTGGGGCGAGAGACCGCCGACGGTCTGGTAGATCATCAGCAGGCGCGGGTCGTTCGACGCCAGGTGGGAGACCCCCAGCGCCTTGATCGCCGCGTTGTAGGCCCCCCGCAGTTGGATCGCCGTCGCCATCGGAAGCCTCCTAGTCCCCGAACGCCGGACGGGCTGTGCCCTTCCGGCTCGGGTTGGCGTTCCACCACGCCTCGTCGACCGCGGCCGGGTCGTTAAAGTTCCCTCCCCAACCGGCCTCCCGCAGCCCGCGCTTGCGCTCCTCGCGCGACGGGTAGGCGCCGGCGGTTCCGGGGGCACCGCCGGGGGAGGGCAGGTTCCGCGGGTCGTTCGGAAGCACGCTCGGAGACGCCGCCCCGGGCAGCACGCCGGCCGGCGTGGCCGGCGTGGCCGGGTACTGGATGCCGAGACGGGCGAGCAGGTCCTCGGCCGAGCCGGCGCGCACGTGGCCGGCCGGCCCGCCGAAGGCCGCGCCGGGGGCCGACTTCCCCGACATCACGTCGAAGATGTCCCGGCCGCCCGAGACGACTTGGTTGAATTTCGCGTAATCCTCCGGACGGGACGAGAGTTGCGTGCCGGCGCTCAGGATCGCCTGCGCCACGTCCGTGTACTGCTTCTGCTGGAACTGCGTCTTGGACAGCTCCTGCGTCCAGCGCTGCAGGTCGAGGTAGGCCTGCTGCCGCTCCTCGGCCGTCTTGGCCAGCGCGTAGCGCTGCAGCGCGTCCATCGTGTTGGCGTAGATCGTCGCGTCGATCAGTGCTTGCAGGCCGCCGGCGCCGGGGGCTGCACCCGGCGCGACCGCCCCACCGGGGGCTGCGCCGGGCGGAGAGGCGGCGCGCGGACGGTCCTGGCCGGATCCGGGCACGCTGCTGTCGCCCCGGCCGGCCGCGATGTCCTTGAGGCGGCCGTACTCGATCACGACCTTGTACGGCTCGGCGGTCGCCCAGGACGGGTCCTGCGCGGCCAGCTCGGCCCGCATCTGGGCGATCGTGTACTCCTTGCCGTCGGCCATCCGGTAGGTCCCCGGCGTCTGGCCGGCCGTGAACGGCTGCTCACCGCCCACCACGGTCGCGCCGGGGGCGGAGGAGGGCTGCCCGCTCGGGGCGGCCGACGGAAGGCCCTGGTTCTGTTCCCAGCTCTCCCGCCTAACCTCACGGCCGGTGTCGGCGTCGATGACCGAGACGGTGCCGTCGGGGTTCCGGAGTCCGTATTCAGCCGTACATCACCTCACAGGCCCGCCGGCATCGGCTGGGGCGGCAGCCCGCCGCGCATCCCCGACACACCGGGGTCGTAGACGGGGACCCCGCTCGCGGTCGTTCCGATCACCGGCCCGGTCGGCCCCGCCGGCGTTCCCTGAGCGCCCATGAGGAGTCCGGTCGCGAAGGGAGTTACTTGGCTACCGCCCTGCAACTGGTCGAGGGTCGGCATCAGCGCGGCCAGCGGGTCGACGCCCAGCGAGGTCTGGCCGGGGCGGAAGATCGCCTTTCCGGCCAGGTTCGTCGCGGACGAGAGCAGCGAGGAGGCCAGAGACGTGCCCGAGGAGAGGCGCTGGTTCAGGATGTCCTTGCCCATCTGCTGCCGTTCGATCTCGGCCTTACGCTTGGCCTGGGCCTCGTCGTAGGGCGTGGTGCCCCGGAGCGCCGACTGCGCCGCCTGGAGGCTGGCGGTCACGTAGGCGTCGGCCTCGGCGGGCTCGATCTCGCCCCGCTCGAGCATCCCCTGGACGTACTTCACCGTCTCCTGGTGGCCCTGGATGATCTGCTGCTGCTTGGCCATCAGGTCGCGCTCGCCGGCGGCGATCTGCTGCCGGGTACGGACGAGGTTCAGGCCCGCCTGCTCTTCTTCCTCCGGGTAGCGGGGCGCCCGCTGCGGGGTGTCCCGCGGCTCCTCGGCGATTTTGACCGGGACGCCGTCGGGGCCGACCCGGAAGCGGGAGCGGCCGAGCGTGAACTCCTCCGGCTTCTCCTTCACGGTCTCGCCCGTGCCGGGGATCTCTTCGAGGTGGCCCTGGGTGTCGCCCGGATAGTTGGGCACCCAGCGGTAGGGCCTGCCGCCGACCATAACGGGTTTCTCGGCCGCGGACGGCTTCTCGGTCGGCTGGGTCACGCCCGGGGAGGGCTCGAAGGTGTCGGTGTCCGCGTTCCAGGTGTAGGAGCGGCCGCCGACCGTGATCGTCTTCGGCGACGCGGCCACGGCCTTCTCCCCGGCCTTCTGCTCGCGGGCCAGAGAGGTCAGCGCGGTCCCGCCGGTCACCTCGTAGGAGCCGTCCTCGGCCTTCCGGGCTTCGAGGTGCGTGCCGTCCTTGAACGTGTAGCGGTACGTCGGGTTCTGGGTGGGTACGTCCTCCTCGGTCTCTTCCCCGTAACGATCCTTGGTCTTCTTCTTGCTCGTCGGGGCTCCGACCGTCGTGACGCCGATCCACTTCCCCTTGGCCGCGATCACCTGGTCGAAGACGTCTTGGTCGCCCACGCTCTGCTCCTGCACGCTGGCCTGCACCTTGCCGCCGCCGCCGCTGCGTCCGTACGCGTCCATCACCCGGCCCACCTCCGGGCCGTCCGGCTTCGCTCCGGGGTTGATCGCCAGGACGTAGGTCCGCGCCGGGTCGCCGCCCGTCCGCCGGTACGCCTCGGCCAACTGCGGGATGGCGCGGCCGGCGTTCGTGTCCGGGTCGGTGCGCTGCGCCCTGCTCAGGCCGGAGCCGAGGCCCCGCTCGTGGAGCTGGAACAGCCCGACGGACGCGCCCCGGTCGCCGACGGCCTGCGGGTCGCCGCCGGACTCGGCGGCGATCGTCGCGAGCACGATCCGCTCGAAGCCGGGATCACCCCGCAGGTCCTCGGGCGTGTGCCGGCGGACCAGGGCGCGCCAGCGCTCGACGTTACCCGGCACAGAACATCCTTTCTAGGACTTTCGGCTTATTGACGAGTCGGGCCGCGGACCCTAGGGTCCGCACAGGAGGAACCCCCTACGTGAGCGACGAAGTGTTCTCCATCCTGTTCCTGACCTTCGTGTTCTTCGCGTTCATCATCGACAGCGCCCACGACGAGCTGATGGCCAGACGAGCCGAGAAGAGGAACAGCCCCTAAGGGGCAGCACCGGCCAACTCTCTGCTCTTCCGCTCGGCGGCCCTGCCGGCGCGGCTCTTCAGGTCCTCGTCGCTCATCGCGTCCAGGACGATCCGCTTGGCCTTCTCGCGGGCCTTCTCCACGTCCTTGCGCAGCCGCTCGGCCCGCCCTTCCGGCGTGTCCGTCTTGAACGCGTCGGAGGCGATCCGCTCGCCGATCACGCGGCTGATCTCGTCGCCGGCGAGCCGTTGGAACGTCCGCTGCTCGGCTTCGCTCAACCGTATGTCCTTGAGCTTGCCGATCGAGACTTCCTTAGGAGGCGGTGGGATACCCACCTTGTGACGGGACAGCGCGGAGAGCACGCTGTCGGGCTTCTCGACGCCGATCCTGGAGCCGGTCACCAGCGCCATCGGACCGGCCGGGCCGCGTTCGCGCTCCTGGCCTAAGGCCGTCTGCCTGGTCCGGACGTTCCCGGACAGGCCGGGGATAGCGGCCATGAACGCCTCGACCGGGCCGTGTGGGTCGCGCTGGGCGTCGTCGAGTCCCTGCTGGACCTGGCGCAGCAGACCGGACTCGGGAATCAACGAAACAGCGGTGTTCTCCGAGAGTTGCTCGAGCGCCTTCTGAGGGCTGTCCACAAGCTTGCTCAGCATGCTGAACCCCTGGAGGGCGCTCTGGTCGAGCATGTACTTACCGATGGTCTCGAGCGACCCCCACACGGGCTTCATCGGATCGTCCGGATCGGCCACCCCGGACTTGAACTGCTCGTGCAACACCGCACCCACGGCCAGGGGAACCGCCAACGGCCCGAGGACGATCAACGGCACGTAGACGGCGCCGTCGCCCTTCGGAACACGGACGGAGTAGGGCTTCCATCCCTCGGGCAACGTGCTGCGCTCGGTCTCGTTCTCGGGGTACGCCCCGGTTAGGTAACCGCTGGCCTTCATCTGGACGCCGGCGTACACGCCGGCCGTACCGACCGTCGCACGCACGGCCCGGTCCACAGCCTCACCCGTGTTCCCCCTCAACGCGGACTCGATGACGCCGGCGTAGCCCAGCGTCGTCATCCCCGCGCCCTGGGCGGCCGCGTTGTACGGCGTACGGACGAAAGGCATGTTGACATCGAAGAAGAGACGGACGGAGCCATGCTTTTCCTTCGCTTCCCTGATGGCCGTGGTGACTCCGCGTTCCTCCTGGAACACGGACCGCGCCGCCAGCTTGTTGGCCCCCTCCACCACACCGGGGTGGCTGCTCAGGTCGCCGAGGATCTCCCGCACCCGCTCCGTCCTGGCGGCTCCGCTGAGCCCCTCACGGGTGGCCTGGCGCACGGACAGAGCGGCGGCGTGTCCACCGAAAGAAGCTCCGCGGAAGACGGCGTCGGAGGCGGCGAGCGCCCGGAGCGGCGCCTCAACCGCCGCATCGATCAGGGGGGATCCGCTCTTGAGCCCCCGCGCCTCGTACTTGGCCAGCTGCTCGGCGGTCCCACCATGCGCCAGGATCTGCGGCACCTGCCGCATGCCGTTCCAGAAGCCGGCGGCGTACCCCACCGCTTGCGGCCCCCACTCGGCCCAGTAGCGCTGCCGCTCCACATCCTTCCCGAGCGCCCGCCCCACGCCGACCCGCGCCACGTCCACGCCGACCTGCGCCGGCTTCATGGCCAAGTCGAGCGCACCGGTGACGGCGTTAGAGGCGGTGTTCCAGACGTGCGTCGCCGTCCCCGAGAGCATGCCGGCGTACCGGACGACCGACACCTTGTCGTAAAGACTGTTCGCCTGCTGGGCCGGCAGCGTCATGGGCAGCGGGAGCTGCTCGGTCACGCGCGCGAGTATCTTCCCCGTCGCCGGACCGACCGCACGGACCGCCTCGGGTCCTGCACCGCCGGCGAGGCCCAGCGCCAGGTTGACCCCGGCGCTGTCGGGGCCGAACGGGTCGCTCTCCGGCGGCAGGCTGCCCGGGTACGGCCCTTCCTCGGGCGCCGCTTTGAGGTAGGGGTTCTCCCTCCCCCGCTCGTGCAGCCAGTCCACGACGGTACCGCCGCCCGGCAGCCCCCTCGCCGCTTCCCCGAGCCCCACGCCCAGCTCGTTCGCCCCGGTCAGCAGCCCGCGTCCCGCCTCGCCGAGCGCCGACGGGATGCCGGCCGGCGCCCCCGCGAGCACGTCGGAGGAACTCAACGGGGCCGCGCCGCCGGGGAAGGAAGAAGCCAGCGGCGCGGCCCCTTCCGGGCCGAGGTATCGTTCGGACGCATCCCCGAAGTTTACGCCTTGAAACTGGCCCGATTCGGGCGCTGGGGCGCCGAACGGTGCGGGACCCGACATCTGGGCCGACGGGGCCGGGGATCCCCCTAGAATCGGCTCCTGCGTCGTCGACGGCGGCCGGAAAGCGGCGTTGGGGTCGGTGCCTTCCGCCGGCTGGGACAGCGCGCCCGGGTACGGCCCGGTGTCCGCCGACGGTGCCGGGGTCGGCGCCTGCTCCGGTTGCTGTCCGAGCAGCGGCCCCAACGTGTCGAGCGCGTGCTGGGTGTGCATGTCCGCCCACGATTGGGCGATTTTGCGGCGCCAGGAGGCCGCCCAGGCCTTCGCCTCGTCCGCCTTGCGTTGGGCGTCGAGGACGGTGGTCGGAATGTTCTGCCACATCTCCGCCATCACGCGGCCTCGTACGCGATCGAGAACTGGACCATCTTGGCGTTGACGTTGGTCCAAGCCGCAGCGGCGGCGTTGGTGTAGAAGGTCGCCACAGCGGTGGACGACAGGTCGATCCGCACCGGCGTGGCCAGCGCGGCGCCGTTGTCGACGCCCTGGCCGAAGCCGGCCCCGCCCTGGATCTCCCGGGCCGTCACCGGCAGCGTCGCGGTGAACCCGGTTGCGTTGGAGGTGCCGTTGACGGTCGTGATCATCTTCCAGAAGACGGTCTTGCCGATCTGGCGGTAACGGGAGGTCACGGTCGGGTTGACGCTGAAGCCGGTGAAGGTCGGGGTGAAGGCGATCCAGCCCTCCGAGCCGGTGTTGTCGGCCACGACGTAGCCCAGGTCGACGGTCTGCTGGTAGTAGAGGCCGGCGACCTCGTTGCCGCCGAGCGCGTCCGGGCCGCCCACGTCGTTGCCGAGCAGCTTGATCCGGGTCGGCTGGACGGCGTCGGCCGAGGCCGTGAACCCCACCCGCACGCCGTAGCGCTGGTTCTTGTTCGGGGACGCCGCGGTGTCGTAGCAGGTGTTCCCCTGGATCAGGATGTCCGAGATCGTCGTCGCCGAGGTCCCCGTGTTCAGCGCGATTCCGGCGCCCTCGTTGGCGCCCGAGCCGTTGTTCAGGCAGGTATTACCGCTGATCGTGGCGTGGTTGACGTAGTCGACGACCCAGATCCCGCCCAGGCGCAGGCTCGCGTCGTCGAAGCGCCCGCAGTCGGTGACGGTGTTGCCCGTGATCGCCAGGCGCGTGGTCGTGCTCCCCGAGGCGCCCTCGACCCGGATGCCCGCGCCCGCGCAGTTGCGGACCGCGTTGGCGGCGCAGGTCACGTTCGTGAGGTTGTTGCCGAGGAGGACACCGTGGTTCAGGCCGGTCGGTGCCGTCCCGCTCGGGGTCGACCCGTCCAGGACGTTGCCGCTCACGGTCAGGCCGTTGACGCCGCCGGCCTCGATCGCGGCCGCGGCGTTGGCGCTCGCCCCGATCGACGAGGAGCCCGAGAACCCCCAGTCCTGGACGTGGTTGCCGCGGACCGAGACACCGGTGATGACCTGCGTCCCCTGGACGGAGAGGAACCCCTTCTCCTCCTCCTTGCCGACGGTCAGGACCGCGTTGTCCGCCACGTCGACCCCGCGGTAGCCGCAGGAGGCGTTGGTCACGACGAAAACGCAGGTCGTCTTGACCGCCTGGAACGAGCAGCGCGTCAGGTGGACGTTGCGCATCGGGTTCGCGGCCGTACAGGCCGTGCTGTTGGACGCCATCAGGTAGACGGCGCCGCAGTTCTGGAAGCGGCAGCGGTCGACCCAGACGTGGGAGGCGTCGTAGATCCCGAGCGTCGAGACGTTCTCCTGCGCGGCCGTGCCGTCGGCGAGCGTCCGCTCGAAGGAGCAGTCGAGAAAGCGGATCTCGCTCGACTGGACCGTACCCGTCAGCACATCGACCGCCGAGGCCCGCGCGATCCCTACGAACCGCACGCGCTGGACCGTGACGCGGCTCGAGCCGTTGGGGACGGCCAGAAGCGTCGGCGCCGATCCGCCCGCGTCCTGCCCGTCGATCGTCAGGCCCCGGATCGTCAGGTCGCTCACGGCGGCGGCGGCCCCGAGCAGGGTCTCGGTGTTGCCGCTCTTGCGCTTGAGCACGGCGCCGTCGCCGACCAGCGCCAGGCTGGACGCCAGGGTGAGGCTGTAGGTCGCGCCCGAGGCGCCCAACAGGTACGTGGTCCCCGGCCCGCCCGGGAAGGCCACCACGCCGCTCCCGCCGGCCGCGACCGCCGCCGCGACGGCCAGGCGGACCGCGGCCGTGTCGTCGGTCACCCCGTCGCCCTTGGCGCCGTAGTTCTGCACGTTCACAGGGGCGCCGGTCCAGGTCACGGCGCCGTCCTTGTTGACCCGGAAGACCTCGGTCGGCGCGTTCTGCGCGCTCATCCCCCGGATGCGGAAGGCGGGGACGCCGCTGTCCCGGCCGACCACGTCGACCAGGAGGCCGTGCTCGTCGAAGTAGAGGGACGAGTCCTTGACCTGGTCGCCCCACTGGATGCCCTGCATCCGCTCGATCTGGGTGTTCTTCGCCACCTAGACCACCCCCAGTCCGCGCCGCTCCGCGATACGTCGGCCGAGTTCGGCCCGCAGCTTCATCACCTGATCAGGCGCCATCGCGTCGAGCAGCTTCTTGCCGAACTCGTCGCCGATGTGCTGCTCCCACCAGTCCAGGGCCTGCTCGCGCGGCTTGTGCTCGGTGAACGGCTGCCGCTCGCCCGACCCGGCGATGTAGTTCCGGAGCGCGTCGCGCTGGGCCACGGCCCGGTCGCGGAGCAGGGCCGATCGGCGCTCCAGCGGGTGCTGCTCGGGCACTAACCGGGCTCCTTCGCCTGCAGCGGCGTGATCTTACGGACGGCGCAGCGGGGGATCGCGACGACGTGGTCGACGTTGTTGTTCTCGCTCAAGCTCTGCACGATCTTGATGTGGGAGCGCCCGCGTTCGAACAGGTATCCGACCGTGACGACGGTCATCGTGGGCGGGCTACCCCGTTCCTTCTCGACCGGGTGCCAGCCGGAGGTCCCCTCCGAGTCGACCCACTCGACCTCCACGCGCGACGGCAGCTTCCGCCAGTCCCCTAGCTCGTTCGTTCTGCGGGGCACTACTTCTTCCCTTTCGGCTTGGACTTCCCGGCCACCCTGAGAGCTATCGCCACCGCTTGATCCTGTTTCTTGCCATGAGCCATCTCCGTCTTGATGTTCCGGGAGATCGCGGCTTTGCTCTTGCCCTTATCCAGCGGCATACCTTCACTCCACCTCCTGAATACGGCATCCGGTCCCACGAAGGCGAAGCGCATCAACCACCGGTCGAGCAGCGCGCCGCCGTCGACCGCCGTCACCGCTTGTGTCCTTTCTTGCTGGGCTTGGCCGGCTTCGGCCGCTCGCGGATCTGCACGGGCTGGTTGCTCGTCGTCTGGACCGCCATCTCGGCCTCTCCGATCGCGTGCTTGATCCCGGCTAACGCACCCCAGGTCATCCCGCACATCCAGCAGGACTGGTGGTGCACATTCCCGGTCGGCCAATCGGGCATCAGTCGGCCACCGTTATCGTTCCCACCACCCGACCTCGACTTCCCAGGACGGGGCGGTCGTCGCGTTCGCCGTGTTCCACATATGGACGAGCAGGCTGTGGTTGCCGCCCGGCCCCAGAGCGACCGGACCGACGCCGACCGGGAAAATGGCGCCGGCGCCCCCGGACGTGAGGCCCCCGAACGTGTCGTTGGCCCCGAAATTGATCACGATCTCGTCGCCGACCGTCCAGCAGGGCGCGGCCTGGGTTTTCACCCGGTCGCGGCTGAGCTGCCTCGGTGCGACGGCGGCCAGAGCGGTCACGATACCGAAACGGATGTCGGCGATCGAGGCCACCACGGAGCCGGAGTTCGCGTTCACGGCCGTGAGCAGCGTGCCGCCGGTCGAGAAACGGTTGGCGGTGTCGATGATCAAGCCGAGGTCCGCCGCGGTCGTCGTGAGACCGGCGGCCGTGCAGATCAGCTTGATGTAGTCCATGTAGATCGTCGGCCCGGACGCCGCGGCCGTGTTGCGGATCAGCATCAGCACGTTGGCGGTCGCCGACCAGGTCGTCTGGATCCCCATCGCGATGCCGGTCCCGAACGTCGGGTTGGTCGCCCGGAAGTAGCTGCCCTCGGCCGCCAGCGCCGACATCGGCCCGCCCATCACGACGGAGGTCAGGTCGCCGTACCTGGTCGCGCGGGCTTGCACCTGCGTGGCGTCGGCCCCGGCGGCCGGGAGGATCTGGTTCCGCTGCAGGTAGATCTGCGGCACCTAAGCGGCCCTCTGGTACTCGAGCACGACGGTCTCGTTCGGCGGCCTCTCGGTCGGATCGCCCCCCGACAGGTCCAGGCAGCACAGCAACACGTCGAACGCGCCGGCGGCGATGCGGACCACGTTGGCCAGGTACACGTAGCCGGCGTCCGCGGAGTCGTCGGCGCTGTCCGGACGGCGGACAGAACAGATGATCTTGTCCGCGGCGCCGACCGCGGCATCCGTCACAGTCACGCGCCGCGCGGTGTCCCCGTCCGTGAACGGCACGTTCACGGTGGATATCGCCACGGTCGCCGTCGGCGCCGCCCAGGACCGATCACCCCGCAGGAAATTGCCGGCGTTCGGCGTTCCGGTGCCCAGCTCGGCCGTCGGAACCTTCGTGGTCGCGTCGAGGTCCACGTACCCGGACGCCGCGCCTTTCTCCGACTCCTTCTGGTAGCCGGCGTGCGGGTCGGCCGCGGCGGCGTGGTCGGACACCGCGGTCGTGACCTCGGCGTCCCGCGCGATCGACGCGGGCAGGTCGCCGTCCTGGATGGCCGCGAACGCGAACGTCGTCGGCGTCGCGGCCCGCAGGACGTTGCCGGCGGTCAGGCCGCTGGCCGTGTGGTCAGCTCCGTCGACGGCGTGCGCCTGGCTGTGGTGCTGGTCCGCGGTCACGCCGGTGACATCGGTGTGGGCCACGGAGACCGTCACGTTGGTCCGCACGCCGCCGGCGTCGTCGGCCGCCGTCACACTCAGGCCGATGAAGTTCAGCTTCGTCCTGGCTGTGAGATCGACCCCCTCTTCCTGGACCGTCGCGTAGCCGCCCCCACCGCCGCCCCCGCCCTCCACGGAGGCCCAGGTGTACGGGGTCTTAGAGGTCAGCTTCTTCCAGAGGTTCGCCGACGTGTCGTACCAGAGATCGCCGATCTCCCCGACGGTCGGCGCCGTCGCCTCCCTCAGCAACCAGACGTTGACGCCGGCGTTAGCCACGGTCCACCAGCCGCCTCCGCCACCGGGCCAGCCAGCCGAGGGCTTCCTTCATCCGGGCGGGTGCCCGCCTCGGCACCAGGTCGAACTGCCGGCCGCAGGCGCACACGACCGAGGCGTGTGTCCCGAGGGGCACGTCGACGGAGATGTAGATCCGGCCGCACGGGCACTCGAGCGTCAAAAGCCCGCCCCCAGGTTGTTTCCGAGCGTGTAGACCGTCTCGTCCGTGCCGACCTTCAGGCACAACCGGGCCGTGCCGGCCACGTCGCCGGGCTGCGCGAACACGACCACCCGGTTGGCTCCGGGGGCCGGCGGCGTGTCGAGCACACCGTCGAGCACGATGGACGGGCTCCGCAGATGCCGCCAGGAGCGCCCGTCGTGGAACTGCCAGGCGCCGTCCACCGCGTCTATCCACACGTCGCCGGCCTGCGCGCCGTTCGGGGAGTTGCGCGCGTAGAACAAGCCCACCCGTCCTCCTACTGCGCCACCGGAGTGCCGGGGCGTCCTGGGAAACTGCCCGCCGGCCGACCGCCGGGCGCCCCGGTCACGCCCTGCGGCGGCGGCGGAGCGAACGGCATCCCCTGGCCCGGCATCACCGGCAGGCCGCCGGCGACGTTGCCCGGCACACCGCCCGGACCCGCAGCCGAGGCGATCGGCATCCCGTCCGGGCCGACCAGCTGCGTGGCCGGGTTCGGCTGGGGCTGGGGATAGAACCCGGCCTGCCGCAGCGCGTCGCCCACGACGGCGGCGTTGATTTCCGGGTTCGTGGCGATCTGGTGCTCGACCCAGATCTCGTCGCCCACCTGGTCGGGGTCCTCCTCGTGCAGGTACTTCTCGCGGGCGCGCCGCAGCGAGATGAGCCGCTGGTCCGGCGGCCCCTCGGTGAGCTGCCGGGCGATCAAGGCGAGCGCCTGCTCCATCGAGGACGTGTCCGGCCGGCGCGTGACGGTCACATCCCCGAGCTGGTCGACGGAGGCGAGCCATTCGGTCGTCGATCCCGTCTCCCGGAGGCCGAGGTAGCCCTTGCCCGAATCGCCCTGGCCCATCACGTAGACGGTCTGCTTGATGCGGGCCGGGATCAAGTAGAGAAAAAACTCGATCGACTTCTCGAGCTGGCGCTGCAGGGCGTCGGCGGCGTGTTCGTACATCATTATGGCCGCCGAGATCATCTGGTTGGCGAGGTAGCCCGAGTCGCCGGCCAAGGAGCCGCCCCGCAGGATCGAGGGGATGCCGGCGATGTCGATCAGGCTCCGGAGGATCAGCGCCATCTCCTTGGCGTCGGCCCCGATGGGCGGCGGCGACATAAAGGCGAAGCGCTTGCCGCGCGGGATCTCCAGGAACTTGCCGGGGGACCACTCGAACGCGCTCGAGGCGGCGTCGTCCCCCGTCGGCGGCCGCAGCCCGGCCGGCAGCGCCTGGCTGTTGGGCACATCCTCGAGGTAGGGGTTCGGGAACATCCCGAGCCACAGCCAGTTGGTCCAGGCGGTCAGGATCGCGTCGAGGGCAGGCGCCAGGAACAGGAGCGAGTACAGGATCGGCTCCGGGTCGGCGTCGGCCTTGGCGCGGGCGTAGGGCAGGCGCGGGCTGTACGGGTTCGGTTTCGGGAAGTCCGGAGCCATATCCCCGTCGATCACGCAGCACCACCAGTCGGCGTCGAAGTACTCGAGCTTGATCGAGCGCCCGACCGACGAGACGCTGTAGCCCTCGGGGGCGGGCCGGCCGCTCATCCGGCCGGGGGCGGTCAGGCGGCCGCTGGGGTCGTCCTCCATCCCGTACTTCTGCTTGAGGTCGTACTGGGGGTACTCGCCGTACTCGATGGCCCAGGTGTCGCCCCACTCGCCGTCGCCGAAGATCATCTGCAAGCGGTCGACGTTGCGCCAGGCGAAGGGGAGCGGCGAGCCCTTCTTGTACTCGACCGTCTTGCCGAGGTAGGTCTCGGCGTCCTCGTCGGTGCGGCGAGGGAAGTCGCCCCAGGCGTCGCCCCGGTGGATGAGCTTGATCACGGCCTCCGAGTCGCGGACCAGGCCCTTGACCGCTTCGTACGGGGTGTTCTCCCCGACCTCCTTGTTCATCCGGTCGGCGGCCGACTTGACCCACCGCTCGGCCACGCCCGTGGCCCGCTTCGCCGCGCCGCTCGGCCCCTTCGGGTCGATGTGCACCAGCCAGTCGTTGCGGGACAGGGCCGCCGTCGTGCGCAGCCAAGCGTCCCGCACGAAAGGGGTGCGGACCTCCTTCGTGGTGGCCTTGTACTGGGCCGGGATGTCGATCGTGTGAGACATCCTGCAGAGGGAGCGGAACAGGGGTGCCAATCGGCGAATCTCGCCCTCGCTGCCGTCGTGCTCCTTCTGCCGGTACAGGCCCCAGATATCGCCGGCGGTCGGCGGCTCGGGCGCCCTGCCGTTCTTGCTAGCCACTCGTCACCCGGAACTCACGCTGCTTGAGGCCCGAGGAGTCGGCCGAGCACGCCCCCAACCAAGCCAGCATCAGCGCGGACACGTGGTCGTCGTGCATCCCCTCAGGCGCCGCGTAGCGGATCATCCCGCTGGGGAGCTTCTCGGCCTCGTAGGCGAGCAGCTCGCCGGTCTGCACGGGGTCGGGCAGGAGCGCGATCTGCCGGCGCTCCAGGGCGAGACCGAGCGCCTCGACGGCGGCGGCCTTGGTCGCGTTGGTCGCGGTCCAGCCCCAGAGAGGTAGGGACCACTGGCGCAACTGCTCGAGCATCATCGCCTGGGCGTTGGCCTCGGCCACGATCAGGGCGGGGCGGAACTTCTCGTGCAGGATGCGGAGCCTCCCGGCCTGGGTGTAGAACTCGATCTTGTTGAAGCGGTCCAGGGCGACCTGCTCGACGCCGTCCGGTTTCACGTCGAGCACGCTCACCACGGTGAAATCGTCCACCTGGCCCCAGTCCACGCCGAAGACGTAGGTGTGACCCTCTCGCCGCTTCTGCTGGGGCTTCGCGGTGCAGGCGGCCTCGACGCCGCGGAAGACGCCGGCGCCCTCGGTGAGGAACGCGGCCTCGTACTCCTGGGCCGCGGTCCGTTCAGGGGAACTCTCCTTGGCCCGCGCGATCTCGGTCGCCGGCACGTAGGGGTTCGCTTCGCTCGGCATCCGCCAGGACGCCCACTCGGGCTGCTGCGGGTCCTCGCCGCTGCGGTACAGGTGCCAGAAACCGTTGAGGCCCTTCGGTGTGCTCAGGAACCAGGCGTCACCGATCAAGTCGGTCAGCGTGGGTCGGACGACGTTCCGCCAGGTGTCGAGCAGGCCGGCGACCTGGGCCGCCTCGTCGACGACCACGCGCTTGTACATCCGCCCCCGGATGCGGTCCGGCGCGTCCAGGGACCAACACGAGATCACGCCGCCGGTGATCAGCTCGAGGCGGTGCTCCTGCTCGGAGACCTTCGCCGTGACGGGGTAAAGCGCTTCCTTGAGGTCGCGCCAGACCTCGGCCAGCATCCCGTAGGTCGGGCTGAACCACCCGACGGGCTGACCGGCCAACGCCGTTTCGATCGCCAGGTCCTCGCCGAGCAGCGTTTTTCCGAACCTTCTTCCGCATGCCACCACGTTGAAGCGGCGGGCCTCATCCTTGATCCGCTGCTGGCTCGGGTGCGGCTCCGGCAGTTCCAGCCGGATCCGGTCGGCGACGGGAATAGGTCACCTCGATCTCGATCTTGCCGGCGTGCTCGACGTTCTGCTCGTCCTTGGCCTTGCCGTCGACGCGGTCGAAGATGAGCGCTGCGGCGCCGACGTTGCCGTCGCCGGCCGCCTTCAGCAGCCCTTTGATCACGGCGTCGCGCCACGTCTCTCCCGGCTCGCGAGCGGGGGAGCGCAGGGCCCGGCGTAAGGCCGAGCGCATCTCCTCGCTCTTCTTCGGGCGCCCCCGTGGGTTACCCGAGACGCCCGGAGACCAAGGCATTCATTCCGTCACTGTTCACGAATTGGGCTTCACCGCCCCCGGCGCGGTGCTGCGACCCCAGGAGGTAGGGCCTGGGACCGCGCCGGGGGAGCCAAGGGATAGGGGTGAACGCCTACAGCATAACAACCTAACAGCTATCAGGGGTCGCAGAAGGCTCAGGAGTCGCACGGTTTTCGTGCGCCGCGCAGCCGAACGTCGCGTGCGTCTCGACGCCTTCGGCGGGGTCGTCGACCCGGACGAGCCCGCCGTCCAGGTTGAAGTAGCCGCAATAACGCCAGGCCGCCGGCGGCTTCGCGGCGAACCCGGTCATCTCCGCGGCCCACTGCTCGTCCGTGTGCCACCAGTACCGCA